TTTTCTTTGTAGTACCAGCTGTTTGTGGTATTGTAGTCAATGAAAGAGCAGTATTAGAGGTAATATCAGCTACCTGATACTTACCTGAAACACCTGAAATAGTTAGATAATCTCCAGCATTAAGATTAGCTAAAAAGTACGTCGTTGCACCAACTAAGTTGGCATTTGCAATGTAATGTGTAACAGTACCTGCAATAGTAGTATTGTCTGATAGACCCCATGCGGACATTTGTGTCTCCTTGTTTTTCTTTTATTCCATGCCACCGTATAGGTGGCGCCTGTAATATATTTAGGCTTCAGGACTTTGTGATTGGTCGATAAACAGTGTAATATCTTTGTTTTTAAATGCTTCGTTAGCAACTAAAACTGCATCTTCATCAACGTATTGAGCACGAGCAGCCTCAAGGTAATCGGCAAATGTATACTCTTCTTGCTCAACTTCTTCTTTAACACCACCGGCTTTGAGCATAGCAATACGGTCTCTATAACCAGCAACACCAGGCTTAATGTCTTTGGCTGCTTTCTTAAGCGCGGGAGAAGCATTAGGGATATGCTTCATGGTAGTTTTAGACTGATGGCTCTCTTCTTTTACCATGTGTTTAGCTGTAGAGTGAGCGTCATCTTTATCATTGGTAAAATAATCAGCAGGCTCGTAGTGCTTACCACCCTTAAACAATTTTACATGATACGGGTCACCCTCGTTATGCTCACCAGACAGTTTATAAACCTTTGATTCGTGGCCATTTGTATGCTTATATGTACCTTCAAGTTTACGGGCTTCATCTATATCGGTTTTTTCTTTACCCAATCTCTTCGTATAAACAGTACCAGTAGAAATTTTCTTAGAATCATGTCCTGTTAATTCACCTGGTTTTTTAGGTATTTGACTTTGATAGTTTTTATAGTCAAATGGGCTAACAGCCTTTTTCTTTTCTTCTTCTTGTACTGAGTCTTCCTTCATAGGCTTAGGCATCTTACCATCTTTTTTACCAGCCTTAATTAATGAAATAGCAATAGCAGCTTGTTGAGCGCGATTTGCTGCTTCATCCACTTGTTCAGACTCATGCATATGAGCCTCTGACATAGTGATTGTTAATTCATTAGTTGCAATCTGATGAGTACCGGTTTCAAATTCAACCGTGTACCATGCAATATCACCATTCTCATCTGGTTCAGCATGTTGTTCAGATACTGTTGTGCCTTTACCCAGGACAGCATGTTCAACGTGCGTAGCGCAATTATGAACTTTACCGTCTTTAGTCTTTTTCATTGCTCGGAGCTTTTTAAAGTCATCGGCAGTAATTTTATCTTTTTCTGGTTCATGCACATCAATCCTTTGTTGATTAGGGTGAAGACCAGCCTCCATGATAGCACGAATGTCATCTTGTAATTTTTGTGAAATAGATTTCATGTCCATTTTGTTTTCCTTTAGTTCGAATACTTTAAGTTAATTAGCAGTTCCATTTTCTAAGAGCTTTATTAATCCTAGAATCTGGATCTCTTGCAGTCTTAGCAGATGTCAGTCTTTTCTTCATACCACCCATTCGCGCGCAAAAAGATTTTCTTCTATTAGCCGCTTTACTACCTGCCTTTAACTTAGATGGTTTAGTCGTTACAGCCATTTGTAATTTTGAACCTGGATTCTCTCTACGATAAGCGGCAATACCTTTGGCGTTTAAACCACCTTCAGGATTCTTACCTTCTTTACGTTGCCAGGCTGCAACTTCTACTAACTCTTCATCTGGTATTGATTTAAGATCTTCCCAGATAATTTCTGAATCTATATTATTTTTTTTTGCGATATCTTCTATTACATCTTCAATAAGATCGAATAGTTCTTCTGCTTCTACTACATCTTCAGACATAGAATCTTTAAAATCTTGTTTACTAGGAGCACCCTTGCTGCCAGGTTTACGCATACGTTCACCTGAACCAGCTTTAATTCGTTTGCGTTTGGCATGGATATTATCCCACAACCCGCGTTCACCTTCTGTTACGGATTGAACTTCTTCTCTTAGTTGTTTAAATGTTTTTAAAGTCATTTTTCTATTGCAACCCATTTTTTGCAATAATAATCTGGGCGTACTTTAGCATCCCATACTTTACAATATTTAGTACCTGGTACATAAGCACCGCAATTGGCACAATTTTTATCACCTTTTGCTTTTTCATATGCAGGTGGTAACTTGGCTGATATCAATGACCCGTCAGCATAATTTCTGGGTGCAGTAATTTCTTTAAATGTCTTCATAAACTAGCCACCAGGGTTGCAGCTGATACTGCCCATCTCCACATTACCTCTTCTTTTGCAAGCTCGGAGGCTTGATAGGAAGCCATAACTTCATGTAGTAGTTCGGATTTATCTTCTGCACTTATAGAGCCAGTTTCGTAATCACTAACAATACCCATAAGTTCACGAGCAAGATCTCCACGAATGGACTGCTCGTTTACATATTGTACAATTGTATCGTTCATCTTCCACTCCAGGATTCTTTAATAATTTTCATTCTAGTTTTGCTCAACGTTACCCATCTATCGCAAACTAGCTCAGGTGCTTTCTTAGCTTTTTCTAAGTTCTCTAAAATAGCTTTTGTAGATATTCTTTGAGGGTCATTTCTAAACTCAGCATATCTATTTAGCCAGTCAGCTTTTAGCATAGCTGGATCAATGCTTTCCTTTGACTTACAGCTTACAACTTCTAGTTGTTTTTCTAAGTCAATATACGTACTAACCATTACAGGGTCATGGGCTCTCGGCCACATTTCCCTAACCTTATCTACTGTTGAACAACCAGATAATAATAAAACCGAAATAAGGATTAATGCTCTCATCTTTTTGCACCGCCTCTGTAATTGGCAAGACGCTTCTGTTCAATAGAGCGCATCTTAGGTACCATTCTGGTCGCAATACTAACTTGTATGTTCTTCATACTCTTAACTTGTTGCTCTACACGGTCTTTTTCAGATGCAGATAAAGAAGACTTATCTCTGCCTCTTAATAGGCGTTGGTAAATAGCGCGACGTGCTGCTAATTGAGCTCTCTTCTGAAGTATTGCTGGTGTGGAGGCTCTTCTTAATTTAATACCTTTTGAGGTATTTCTTTTAGTTCTACCTCTTGCAAAACCTTGACGTCTTTTAAGTCTAGATTGTGCAGAAATTTTTTCATCTAATTGTTCTGTTTCTTCTTCAATAAGATCTTCTTCTGGATAAAGATCAACAATGTCTTCCCATGTTAATGAGTCAACCATTTCGTTAATATCATTCTCACTAAACATTTCTCTTTTTTCTGCAATAAAGTTTGCAAAAGAAGCTACAACGGATTCCTGTTTACTTGATACTTTTTTAGATTCATCCATACCACTAAAGTCTGCAGCAGGCAGATGGGCGTAAGGCATGTCTCCTAAATTTTTATCATCATCACCAAAAAGTTTACTCATTGTTTCTACATGACTGGTCATATACTCTTGGTGAATATTAAGAACACCTAGAGATTGTAATGCATCATGGGTACGCGACATATGATACGTAAAGTCATGTATCATCATCGGTGTAGCTTTTTTAGCGGCTAGCGCTTGCTTTTCAATACCCAAATAGGCATCAGTAGATTCTAATGCTGTCTTTAATAATTCGTGCTGTATATTTAAATCGTTTATCATTTTAGTATTGACCTTAACATCCATGCATGCTTTTCGTGAGCCTGTATTCTATCTTGAAGAAAATTAGAAATGCCTACTTCACCTGTCGATTCAGCAGTTCTATATGCCGTTAGAAGAGATGCTCTTAAAATATTATTCTCTTGAAGTAATCTGGACATCATAGTTTTTGCATCAGGTACATCATCAGTTTCTTCTATTGATGTTAACTCTTTTAACCTTGTAAGTGTACCTGGTGTATAAGAATCTAACGTTCTAATTAGTTCTGCAATTGAATCAACCGAGGCAAAAACCTCTTGATAAAGATTTTGAAGAAAATCGTGGTACTGTGGAAAGTTAGGACCCTCAACATTCCAATGGTAAAAATGTGCTTTTAGGTAAAAAGTAAATGCATCAGCATGCACTTTTTTTAATTCATCTATTAACATTAAAGTCCTGTATATTGTCTAAATTGCATTTTGCGGAGCGTAGAAGGCTTAGAGGCAATACCTGCCTCTACATCTTGAACAGCCTTTGAAGGTGCATTATGACCAGTAGGCTCTCCAATGCGCTCTCCTGCTCTAGCAGTTTCAATTAATTTTTTAAATTCTTTATAAGCACTTGGACATATATCTAAGTTTTTAGTCTGAATACCGTCAAATTCTAATTGATCGACCTCCTCAAATAATGCGCGCTTTTGATCTGCGTTCATTAAAAGATATGGGATTCTTATTGCTTCAAATTGCATAGGTTTTACCTCTACAGACTCTTTTACCTTATTTACAGGGACTACTTTATAAACACCACCAGTACCATACTTTGCAGGGACAAAAACTGTCTTTTTAGGTCCCTGTTGGGCTTTAACTTTGACTCTTTTTACCATGTCTTGAAAAGCTGCACCATAATCTGCTTCTTTAGCTTCTGACTTGACCTTGCTTTCTCCAGGGGTAATGCGCTTCATCTCTTTAGTGCTTTCTGGGGTACCCCATTCGTATTTAGAAATCTTAACCTCACCTTGTGAACCGGGTGCTATTGCTTCTTGAATACCCATGTGATGTCTTAAATCGTGATACAAAGCATCTTTGTGCTCTGGTTTCATCTTAGAGGGTAACGCGGCATGAAATTTATTCTTTTTACCTGCCGAGGCATGCTCACGCATTTTAGTACCTGATACACCTGAAGTACCTTCTGCATCAGGATCTCTTTCACCCGATGAATGCACTTTAATAGATTTAAAATTATAGCTACCGTGTGCGCTATTTACACCATTATACTTATGCAGTAACTTATGGTACTCTTCTACCCTATCTGAACCAGCAACAACGTGTAAATGCTTAACACCCTGTTTTGCCATTGCAGCTGCATGATGCAGAATAGTGGGGTGTTCTTTAGAGGCTGCTTCAATATTTGTACCCGGGAATGCATGCTGTGCATGCTTTACCTTGACATCAGCCGGTAACGGATTCTTTGACTTATCTTGAGAATGAGATAGAACTACCTTATGAACAGCATTGTGTTCTTTAGCAACTTCGTGAACTTTATTAATAACTTGCTCGTGCCCAGCAGTGGGTGGATTCATACGGCCATACGCAAGTACACCATGTTTTTCTGGTGCTTCTGTTAAGTAGTCTATAAAGTCCATATGAATTAGTTAGTTTAACCGTTTATTTATCTTTCTTTTTACCTAGTGACATATTAATACGCCAATGGGCTAATTGCTTCTCTCTAGGTGATGCAGAGTCAGAAGATCTGACTTTCTTTAATTGCGTGATAGATTTACCCTTGAGACCATGTCTTGCCATATCGCCTTTATCCTGAGGGTTACGGCCGTCTTGAAAGTTCTCTCTAATGTCTTTGAATGTTTTCATCTGGGATCTATTCCTAAATAGCTATTGACTTTCAGTTGCCTTGCCTGTATAATCCATATGTGGGCGGTTGAGAATTACCTTGGTCTAGAGGCAAAGTTAGCTCTACTAAATTCTGCTCTATCTACAAACTTAGTCGGTCTGTTATTTCTGATAACTACAAAGCCTTCAGGTTTAGCAGGCTTACCACCGGTGATCTTAGTTGATCCTGGTGCAGGTATTGAATGTTCGAACTTAGGTTTAGCAGACAACGAATGAACTAATTGATCTTTGGCAGCCTGTAGGTGATGATGCATATCTAAGATCTTCTGAAACTTATCAGAATGTTTATTTACATGTGCTAGATCTTCTTGCATCTTATCGGTCTTAGTACCAACAGCCTTTGCCGTCTTTACCTTAGCGATATCTTTAAGGTGTCTATCTCTTAAGTGTTCAGCGTAACCTTGAACTGATGGCTTTGTACCATCTCTTACAGTCTTATTAATATATGTTTTCAAATGTTCTTGATGACCTTCTATAGCCCCGTAATGTTTCTTATCGGTACTATTAAAGGCTTGTTTAGCTTGAGCCATATGATGTTCATAAGTATGTGACTGATTCGTATTAAGATCAGCCTTATGAACATCGTCGACCGTACTTATAACGTGTACATCGGGATGCTTATGGAAGTGGGATAGGTCAGCACCGTATTGTGCTTTCATTCCTACCAATGTATTACCTTCGTAAGCAGTATGAACAGCTACTCCAAACTTAGAAGTAGCAACCTTCTTACCTTCAGCTGAACTATGAGGCGTAGAGTACGTTAAGGTATTAGGTTTAAAGTGATACTTACCACCTTCATTTACAACATCACCATGGGGATTATCTTTTGACTTGATACCCGAGTGCATTACATCACCTTGGTAGACACCAGTCTTAGGTGTTACCTTAGGTAGGTGTTCTAATGCTTGTTTTAACTTCTGAACCAGACCCGGTGCATGACCGTGATTTTTTTCGATATCTTCTGGTGTATAATTTAACTTAGGATCTTTATTAAACACCGACTTAGATGCAACAAAGAAGGCACCTGTCTCTGGATGATGTCCGAATACAATAGAAGGTGAGCCATCGTACTTAGTTGCAATCTTGGTCTTGTTCTTCTTACCGTTAACCTGATCTTTAACGTCTTCTAAGTTATGGTAGGCGTGAGCAAAGCCCTCCATACCATCATTAATAACATGGTCTTCCGCATGTTCTAAATGGGTTAATTTTTCTTCTGAAGCTTCAGTAAGATATAAGTTAAATTGCATCATATGACTTTTAGCCCGTTAGAGGGTTTACCTGATAGTCTGAAACTAGACATTACGTCAATAGAAACTGGCTTATCAAGTGCACTTAAACCACGAGGTTGAATTCTTACTTCTAATGCTGCGCCTAGATTACTTAATACCGGTATTGACTTAGCGCCAAATCTTTCTAGTATTCCTTGCTTTACTTCTCTTGTCGCTGTACCAATGTCATCAATAAACCATATTTCATCGTCAATCATCATCATAAGCATGCTGTAATCAGCATCAGACTTCTTTGACTTTTTAAACTTAGTTTCGTAATGTTCTATAATTTTTTTACCAAGGGTAGAATCTTGTATTTTAGCTAATTGATAGTTGTTAGTATTAGCAGCAAAGCTCTCAAGCTTACGGCGTCTTTCTTTTTGATCTTTTTCTATAGTCATCATACCTGAATATATCTTGGTAATTTTTTTATCAGCATATTTTTTAAAATCACTTAAAAGCCGCTTACCATTCTTTATACATTCAGGAGAAGAATTCATAATATCAACGAGGTCCTTCTTTTCATCTGATGTACTATCAGGAGTAGTAAACCTTGTACCATCAAATACCCAATCTCTCATAGAACCCATTTGAGCTTTAGCATCGGCTTTATATTCAATATGTAAATCAACTTTCTTTCCATCAATAATCATTCGAATACCAAAATCTGGAAAACCGGTATCAAAACCGGCAGGTTTCGCAAACGCAGTCGTCTTGCCTAGCTTTTTAGAAAGCTTTTCGAAAGCTATTTTTTCTGCTAACTGCGCATTGCTACTGATACCCATTTACAACCTCTTTTGTATTTTATTATATTTATACAATAAAAAAACCCCTAGAAAGGGGTTAGATGTGAAGGGTATGCCTGGTTATTCGATCCTTTATCATATCCGGTACCGTAAGGTGAGGCCAATCTAAGAGAAAGGGACAAATATTATTCTTCCATTTACCGTTAAGTAAGAAATATTTAAAATCCTCACGGTCTGCCTTAACTGAGGGATCAAAAACTCTTTTAGCAGATTTATGTCTTTCAATTATATTCATAGCAATTAATACACCACCTTATGAATCATCTTCTCACCCATCCAAGGAGATCCAGATTCAGCTTGATAAGAAGTACCATCACCATGACCATCTTCCATAGCTTGATTCATCCTACGAAACTCTTCATAGGTAATCTCTTTAGTAGTTAGAATACGTTCACCTAGATCCATCTGGCTAAATTGATCAGCTTCAGACATAGTAACTGTATCCGCGGCATGCTCGGCCTCTTTACATTCAATTACATATCTGGTGCGAAACATTTGAATAGCATCTACAACAAATAAAGGCATAACGTCTCCATAATAAAATTAATACCGGTTACGATATCCGGCGTCCCTTAGGAGAGACCGATCAAGTCACATCAGTTAAAAACTGAGCTACCAGCTGCAGCGTAAGCAGCGGCAATCATACGACGTGAGGGCGTACCCAAACGGTATGCAGTTTTACCATTCTTAGCAGTGTTGCTATAGATGGAATAACCTTGTGCACGCAACTCGGAGATACGAGCGGACACAGAGGTTTCTGTAGTACCAAACAAACCTGCCATTTGACCGGCGGTGAATTGACGGCCAGACTTGAGAGTCTTAAGTACTGAGTTTTGCAAAGACATAATATTTCCTTAATATAGAAATGCCCCACCATTTAAAAAGTTACGAGAGCGGTGGTCTTTCTCTCGTAACAGACGATCAAGCTTCAGCTAGTTCTTTAATTGATTCAAGTTCTAGATCGACTTTTTCCTCTTTCGCAACCTTAATTATAGGCTGTTTCACAGATTTAGTCAACTCTTTCTTTCCCAAAATCTCGATAATATCTGATGCATAAGTTGCGAACTGATCTTGGTCCAAAAGAAACTGGCACGCTTCTGGTTTAGTCATGGGCTTGGGAAGCTCAATCAAATCGATATCCGTATCACCTTGCTTCTGCAAGTTCTTAATTCGAAGAACCTTATCAGAACAGAAACGAACCTTAATCACCCCGTTGTTACGGGAAACACCTGCTACTGTAAACATATCAATACCTTTCATAATATAAAAAAATACTATCAGACGCTAGGCCTTGGCCTGCCATAAGATAGTTGGTTACCTTGGTAACCATTACATCCTTAGACGTTGCTCGATCTAACTCGTAGATGAACTTATCTTTGGTTGTACGTTTACCTGAGGACTCTTCAATCAGACTTTTACAAATAACTCGAAAACCTTCAAGCGTTGCAGACTGATACTGACTAAACAAAAACTTTATACCATTTTCTCCTACCGTATCTTGTTTAACACGAGCTCGTGAATTAGTTTGAGTACTCATTATACTTCCTCCACAATAATACGATATTCTTTACCATAAGCATCCCACACATGCATTGTCTTTTTTGTTGATAAAAAAGAACCAGCATTATCAAGATCCCATTCAACCTTACTTACCGATTTAAGCTTTACAGGCTGTAACGAATCATGTATGACATTCTCTAGACCTGATTTAACACGGTCTGCAATAAAATCACAATACGCTAACATAATCACCTTTCCTATTCATACAACCTATTATAACCTAAAATCGACCAAAGTGCAAGAGTTACGTCGTTACATAAAAAAAGAGCCTTACGGCTCTTCTTCTTCTAGGGCTTCTGCATCGAGTAACCCTCTATCAATTAATTCTATTACGGTTTCCTCAATACCTTCATATTTTCCCTTCCAGTAACAAGCGTAACAGGCTATGAGCATGAGGGCTATCTGAATTATATCTCCCCCTGTTAGAACAACATCGTTCATTTAAACCTTTCAGATTATACAGTAACATGAGGCATCCATTGAAAGGTTTTCTTTAGAAGTCTCTTCTTTATCTTAGACCAATCGTCTCCTTTGTATATTTTTTTATAATAATTATACGACCAAAGTTTCTTTCTAGTATCAATTGTTCTTAAAATTTCGTAAGGGTCTTTTTTAGGATAACAGAATCTTATCTCCATCGCTATATCGTGACCGTAAGCATCTATTTCATCGATGTCTGCAAGATATTCTTTTTCTTCCGATATTGAACCTGTTAAGTTACGGAAATCTATTGCACATGGTTCTCCATCTGTCTCTCTATTCTGCCATTGTAATTCGTGAATTGTTTCGTGTTGGCAGACTTGAGACACAGCGAATTTAAAATCTCTCCAAATTTCATTTGTGAGATTAAATTTTCTTTGTTCTTTAGGGAAGTTGAGTATGATGTATTTAACATCTTCCTCCATGTCGTATAGACCGGATACAGAGAAATCATCAGGCCCGTAATCATCAAAAGTTTCAAATCTAAATTTAAATGGTATTTCGGCTTTTTTGTAGCCGCGAGTCAGAGTTCCGGCGATTTGATAATAAGTAGGTCGTCCTAAAAGCTTAGATTTTTTATCCTCTAAAACTTGATCAATTGCTGGTGCAAGATACATAGGACCCTCCTTTTTATTTTATTTATACTTTAATGCCGGAGAAATCCTTAGTTTTAAACATTTTAGACATACCAAAATTGCTGTTCTCATTATCCGCTTGACCAGAATCAGCTAGGTTACTTTGCGCAATATCCTCTAAGTCATAAAGTCGCATCTTCGCACGATCAATACCAATCATAAACCGCTTATATAATGTTGGATCATTATATCGGTTTTTTAACTGCTTGACCATGATCTGATTGAGACCTTCGAGCTCTTCTGTACTTATTAAGGCAAACATAAAATCTGCCGTGGCGGGTAATCCGAAGGATTCGGAAGTATCGGTCAACTCCACATCAGTATTCGAGAAACCCGAACGCGTAGTTTGTGTAGCGGAGACGATAGGTAAATTAAATTCTACAGCTAGACCTCTCAACTCTTCAGCAATGGCTTTGATATATGTATAAGAATTGACTCCGCCACCGGGCTTAAATCTAGAGGATGCGCAGATATTTAAATAGTCGATAAAGATAACATCTGGCTTAAATGAACGTTTTAACGATAATTCATTGAGTAATCCCTTAAAGTGGCCTACGTGTGCAGATGCAGTAGGATATTCTTTAATAATTAGCTTACCATGAGATTTACCGTTAATCTTATCGATTCTGCCTTCAAACATCTGCTTAGGTAGATTCTTTAACTGATCGATTTCAACGTTAAGTAAGTTAGCATCAACGCGCTCGGCAATTCTCTCCTCTGCCATCTCCATCGTAATATAGAGAACGTTCTTACCTAAGGCCAGGTTGGCAGCAGCCATGTGACACATAAAAAGAGACTTACCCACCCCAGTACCAGCCAGAGCAATATTAAGCGTTTTGTTAGGTAAGCCTCCATTTGTGATCTTATTGAATAATGAAAGATCAAAAGGAAGGCGAGACTCCACACGGTTATAAAAATCAAACCGCTCAGAAGAATCTTCAAAATAATCATGACCCACGGAAGAATCAAAGCAGACACCTAGCGCCTCCTGTAACAATGATGGTATACCATCTTTACTAAAGTTTTTATCTCTACCTTCCATAATACCAATTGATTGAAGAATGGCATTATATACGGCTTTATCTTTACAAAACTTTTCAGTTTCGTCTAACAACCAATCCTGATTTGGCTTTTCGTTTTCATTTAACTGAGTCAGGAGCTCAGAGGTTTCCTTAAATGTACCTTCTGCAAGATTGGAGTTCTGTAATGAAATAGATAGTGCTTCAATGGTCGGTGGCTTATTATACTTAACTATAAATTCACTAATCTGTTTATAAACTATCCTCTCACCCTCATCTGTAAAGTACTCAGACTTTACAAACGGCAGAACCTTTCGCATGTACTCTTCATTGTGTACCAGATTCCTTAGAATCGTAATCTCTAGTCTGCTTGACTTCATTAATTGCTTCTCTTAAAATATCGTTTATAATTACTTCTATGACAACTTTAAATTTATCACCCTTAACATCTTCATCCGTAATTATTTCGGGTTTATGTACTACGTGGTAGTCAAGAGCA